TGGTTAAAGCAATTAGAAGCTTACATAGTATACCTGGACATTTTAAAAAGGTACGTGCAAGAGTTCGTAAAGAACAAAGCACATTTGCAAAAAACCTTAAAGATAGAGGTTTTCGTAAAGTGGGCAAAATAAAGGATTACAAAAAGATATTTTATGGCTAATAGACTAGAAAAACTAGCAGATGATTTGATGGGTTTATCGCAAGATGAAGCTCAACAACTACAAACTATCATCAAAGCTAAACTAATGCCTGAAGTAGAAAGACAAAGAGGCTTACTTCAGGATCAAATGCAAAAGAATCCTAACCTATTACAAATGGGTAGAGGACAAAATATGCCAAATCGTGCAGCATCTCAAAGAGATGTTCGTATGCAAGGACTACTACGATGAAACTATTGAAAAAATATATCCAAAAGTGTATAGATTGTATTAAACGTATAATTAAAGACAACTATAAAGGAGACTAATATGCCAATGGTAGGAAAGAAGAAGTTTGCATATACCAAAAAAGGTAAAAAAGCTGCAAAAGCTTATGCAAAAAAGACTGGTAAAAAAATGAAGAAGAAATACTAAGGAGAAGTATGTTAAAAGGTAAACAAAAAAATCTTCCTCCTGCTTTGAAGAAGAAAATTCTTAAAGCAAAGATGAAGAAAAAGAAAAAAGGTAAAAAATAATGTCGATTAAAGCTGAAAGATACTCAATGTTACCTGCTGTACTTGAAAAAAAGAAAGTAAAGCCGAAAACATTTAAGAAAATGAAGAAACCTGAAAGTGGATTCATTAAAAAAGGATTAAAGTTTGCTGGAAAAGGTTTATTCCGAGCAGCAACTTCACCTTTAGCTTTAGGTATCACAGCTGCGACAGTAGGAATTAGAGGAATCCGAGAAGCTGGTAAAAAAGTTACTCAAAATAGACCTTTAAGAAGATCTATGGATAAACGAGGGAGGTTCCTATTATGATGAGGGGTGGAAAAAGAGAAGGAGCAGGTAGACCAAAAGGATCTACTAAGAAAAAAAGATGGAAAATGCTTGAGGAGCTAGGTGTTAAATATAACCATAGTCCTCTTGATTATCTTTTAGCTATTCTTAACAATCCTATGTCTAGTCCTGAGAGAAAAATGATGGCAGCTGAAAAGGCAGCACCATATGTGCATCCTAAATTAGCAACACAAGTAAATAAATTATCATCAGATGGGCCAATCAAAATTAACATCAAATGGGGAGACGAGCAGTAAGTCTATAATAATACCTTACACACCTCGACCATTACAAAGAGAAGTACATAACAATTTAAAAAGATTTAATGTACTTGTATGCCATAGACGTTTTGGTAAATCTGTTTTATCTATCAATCAATTAATTAAAACAGCTGTTGCTAAGCCTATGCGTAAGTGTGCATTCATAGCACCTACTTACCGACAAGGTAAATCTATAGCATGGGAATATTTAAAGATTTATACTAAGCCACTAATGTATTTAGGTGGTAGTAAAAACGAAACAGAATTAAAAATAGAATTATTTAACGGATCTACGCTTCAAATATTTGGAGCTGATCATCCTGACTCCCTTCGAGGTATGGGGTTTCATGGAGTTGTGATGGATGAGTTTGCTATCATGGCACCAAGAACCTGGACTGAGATTATACGTCCAGCAGTCGCTGATACTTTAGGATGGGTAATGTTCATAGGAACTCCTATGGGTCATAACCAATTTTGGGAAGTTTATGATTTTGCACAACGAGGACATAAAGACTGGTTTGCAAAAATGTACAGAGCATCTGAAACAGGCGTAGTGCCTACAGAAGAATTACAAGATGCACAGTCTATAATGACTGAAGAACAATATAACCAAGAGTTTGAATGTTCTTTCACAGCTGCTGTTAGTGGTAGTTATTATGGAAAACTTATAACCAAAGCTGATAACGATAAAAGAATTGGGAGTATTCCTGTCGAAGAACACGCAGGTGTTGAGACATGGTGGGATTTAGGGATTGGGGATTCGACAGCTATTTGGTTTGTACAAAGAGTTGGTGAAGAAATACACGTCATAGATTACTATGAAAACTCAGGTGAGTCTTTAGCTCATTACGCAGATGTTTTAGATAATAAAAACTATGCATATGAAAGACATATAGCACCTCACGATATACAAGCTAGAGAACTAGGAACTGGTAAATCTAGATTAGAAGTCGCTAATGATTTAGGAATAGACTTTGAAGTTGCTCCTAAATTAGAGGTTGATCATGGTATAGAATCTGTTAGAAATGCTTTACCACATTGTTGGTTTGACAGAGAGAGATGTAAATTAGGTTTAGATGCTTTGCGTCAATATCGAAAACAATGGGATGAGAAGAACCAAGTATTTAAAAATAAACCTTTACACGATTGGTGTTCTCACGCAGCTGATGCATTTAGATATGGATGTGTACACGATCCAATAGATACATCAGATTGGAAAAGACCCATTAATGTGGATTATAAATATATAGTATGACAGAAAATGAAATTATAGCAGTATTGAATAGAGAACTTAGAGCATCATCAGGTTATATTGGTGGTGAAATAGTAAGTCGTAGACGTAAGTCTTTAGAATACTATCTAGGTAAACCATTCGGTAATGAACAAGAAGGAAGATCACAAGTAGTCAGTACAGATGTATCTGATACAGTTGAATCTTTAATGCCTTCTTTAATGAAGATCTTTACAGCTGGAGACAATATTTTTCATTGTGAACCTGCTGGGCCTGAAGATGAGAAAGTAGCTAAACAAGCTAGTGATTATATTAACCATGTTTTCTATAAAGAGAACAGAGGTTTTTCTGCTATTTATACAGCATTCAAAGATGCTTTAGTACAAAAGAATGGAATCCTAAAAGTATATTGGGATGATTCTGAAAAGACTACTAGAGAAGAATATAAAAAACTTACAGACGATGAATACAATCTGCTTATTGCAGATCCTGAAGTTAAAGAAACTGAACATAAAGAATACGAAGAAGAATTTAAAGATAACAATGGTAAAGTTTTAGACAAAGTAAAATTTCACGATGTTGTTATTCATAAAACTCAGATGTATGGACAAGTTAAAATTGATCCAATACCACCTGAAGAATTTTTAATTGAACGTAGAGCTAAGTCAATAGATACAGCAAACTTTGTTTGTCATAGAGTTAGTTTAACTAGAACAGAGTTAATCGAAATGGGCTATGATGCTGATACTGTTTATAATTTACCTACTGGAGATTCAGAATATTATTTAGAAGATAGACAAATAAGATACCAAGATACAGATTTCTCTGCACCACAAGACAGAGGTGATAATTCTACAGATGAAGTTTTAATACATGAATGCTATGCAAGACTAGATCTTAATGGTGATGGTAAATCAGAACTATTAAAGATTTGTTTAGCAGGTAATGGATCTTATAAAATACTTGGTATGGATGAAGTAGATTCTATACCTTTTGTTTCTATGACACCTATCATAATGCCTCATAGATTTTATGGTAGATCTGTTTCAGAACTTATAGAAGATATACAATTAATTAAATCTACTGTTATGAGACAAATGTTAGATAATATGTATCTAACAAATAATAACAGAATAGCTATACAAGATGGTCAAGTAGCTATGGATGACCTATTAACAAATAGACCTGGTGGTATTGTAAGAACTAAACAACCACCACAAAATGTTATGCAGGTTATGACAGCTCAACCTATTACAGAACAAGCATCAGGATTATTAGCTTATTTAGATTCTGTAAGAGAAGCTAGATCAGGTGTTACAAAAACTGCACAAGGTTTACAAGCAGATGCATTAAATGTAGATACTGCAACTGGTATGAATCAAGTGTTAACACAATCTCAAATGAGAATGGAGTTAATTGCTAGAACTTTTGCAGAAACTGGTGTTAAAGATTTAGGTATTAAGATATTTGAACTTCTTTGCAAATACCAACAGAAAGAAAAATTAGTTAGAATTAGAGGTGAGTTTGTACCTATGACTCCTTTTGAATGGAGAGATAGAGTTAACTTATCTGTTAAAGTAGGATTAGGAACTGGTTCTAAAGAACAACAACTAATCTTATTAAATGCGATTTTACAAAGACAACTACAAGCTATTAACTTACAACAAAATGTTTATGGCCCAGTTGTTAACTTAAAGAATATATATTCTACTTTACAAAAACTTGTAGAGAATGCAGGACTTGGAAATGTAGAACCATTCTTTATGGATCCTGAAGTAGGTGCTGCACAAATGCCACCACTTCCTCCTAAACCACCAACTGAGTTTGAGAAAGTATCTTTAGCTCAAGTACAAGGTGAAAATCAAAGAGCAATCTTAGATTCTGAAGTACAGATGAAGAAAATGGAAGCTGCACTTAGACAGAAATTGCTAGATTTTGAGCTACAAGTTAAAGAAATGGAGCTTAAATATGGTACTAAGATTAATGAGCTTGAAATGAAGAACAGATCTATGATAGAACAACAACAAGTTAGACAATCAGGTGATTTGTTTAAAGAAATAATGAAAGGTCAAAAACAGTTCTTTAATGAAAAAGGATCTAAACAAACAAGTTTCGGAGGGGAAGAAAGCCCAGCTACTGCTGGACGAACCCCTAATGAAAGAGGCGTTTAATTATTTAAAAACTCGTTATCGAGAAGAAATATTTAACACGTCTTATTCAGATCACAATCAAAGACAAGTTCTTTGGATGGCCTATAACATGGTCGAAAAAATCAAAGGACATCTTGAGTCTGTGATGAATGAAGGAAAACTAGCTGCCAAAGAGCTAGATCAACTACAAGACTTAACTAAGTAATTAGAAGTCTACTTCGCTAATCCATAAGGAAGCGATCAACCAAAGGAGAACCTATGAAAACAGATAATACTGTTACAGGTGCTGCTGATAAAATATCAGGACTACTGAATCCTAAAGAAGGACAATCAGAACCTGAGAAAACTCAGACAGAACCACAAGAGCAAACAGAACCAGTAAAAACTGAACCTGTTGCTGAAGAAGTTAGCCAACCCAAGACTGAGGAAGCTAAACCTGAAGCTGAAAGCTCTGAAAATACTGAGACAGAACAAACCGAATCACAACAAATACAAGAACCTACGCTTCACCGAGTCAAAGTACAAGGTCAAGAGCTAGAGGTCAGCTTGGACGAATTGAAATCAGGTTATTCAAGAGACTCAGACTACCGACAAAAGACTCATACTTTATCACAAGATAGACAAAGTCTAGAAAGTGAAAAACAGAGTTTGCGTCAAAATTACGATACACGTCTTAAAGAACTAAACGATCTAATTGGCGATGCTAACACTTACATCAGTCAGACACCAGGTGAGAAAGATCTTCAGAAAATGTATGAAGAAGATCCTACAGCTGCTGCAAAACTTGATTTTCAAATGCGTCAGCAAAGAGAATCATTTAACAAGCTTAAAGAACAAAATGAAGCTGTTAAGATGCAACAGTATAATGATTACCTGCAAGAACAACGAAGGTTAGCTGCTAGTAAGATTCCTGAGTATAGTGATCCTCAAAAATCACCAACATTCAGAAACCAAATGAGAGATGCTCTCACAGGTTATGGATTTAATGATCAAGAGATTGGATCACTTGCAGACCATAGGTTTTTAATGGTCTTAAGAGATGCTATAGGATTTAAGGAACTTAAGAGTAAACCTGTTACTGCTAAGAAAGTAACTACTGCTCCTAAAGTTGTTAGATCAGGAACTGCGAAAGCAGAGGACTCATCGAGACGTGCTAATGTAAAACAAAAAATTGGTAGATTGAAACGATCAGGTAAACTGAACGATGCTCAATCTGCTATTCTTGAAATAATCGGAAAAAAATAAGGATAAAACATGGCACAACCAACAAACACATTTGATACTTACGATGCAGTAGGTATCAGAGAAGATCTACAGGATGTGATTTATTCAATTTCTCCAACTGAAACTCCTTTCATGAGTGCAGCTGCGAGAGAGCAAGTAAAAAACACATTCCACGAGTGGCAAACAGATTCACTAGCG